ACTGGTGTTGGAACAATCAACGTTAATAACACAAAGAATGAAATCTCAATTGATGATTCTGGTTATGCTAAGAGTTCTGACTTATCTGGCAAGCAAGACAAACTTACAGATGCTCAGCTAAGTGCCATCAGTTCAGTATCAGGTAAACAAGATAAGTTGACTGCCGGTACTAACATCGGTATCAATGGCAATGTAATTTCAGTCACTGGTGAACTTGGTAAGACTTACACTGGTGAGAATTACGTCAACGTCAACAATGATACAAACAAGATCGGTTTGACTGACACAGCAAAGAGCAAGCTTGATTCATTCGTTGGTGAGTTTGATCTTTCTGCTGGTGAAAACATTAACTTTAGAAAGGTTGGCAATACTGTATTCATTGATGGTCAGCAAGATGCTTTAGATTGGACTCCAACCATTGAGGATATCTAATGATCATTAGTTCAACATCCGGTCATGCATGTGAGGATACACAACACAAGTATCCTTATATGTACGATGGCCATTTGCTTCGTTTGAAGTTCAGTCAAAATGTGTATGAACTTAGAACAATGACAGACGGTCATGGTACATTGCAGGCAACACATACAAGTGGCTTGCCTGGTGATACCGTTACATTGACGCCAGTCCCAGATCCTAAGTATACATTTACAGGATATCAGTCAACTGGCTGTACTATCAATGGTAACACGCTAACATTTGGTGCTCAAGACTGTACAGCAAAAGCAAATTTCTATAAACCGCCTGAAAAGGTACTTATTGGATCATTCAGCGGTTACTTTAATGCACCTGGCTATGATAACATAATTGCTATGAAACCAAACATTGTTGGCGCAGTTGTTCAAAACTATAACCTTTATAAATCTGCATGTTTTGGTGCATGGCAACAGGCACGTTCAAATGCACCAACTTTGTATAATTTCATTACCACAAACAGTGCAGACATCTACACAAACGCAAGCTGGAATGGAAATGAACTTACAGCTAACCCAAATACATTCAGTTTCAATAAAGCAACATCTGCAAGCTTAGAATTGACCAGAGCATTTATCACTCTATCTGCTACAGGTCGCGATGCAAACAGAAAAGTAAACATTCTATTTTCACAGGGTGGTGCATGGACATATCTTAAACAAAACTTGTCATTCACAGGTACATCCGCTGCTGTTGAGATCGCTTCTACGGCTAATAAGTTGAACATCACAGGTACACCGATGATTTCATTTTCAAGTAACGTACCTGACAGTCAAGCTGGTATTAGATTTACTGGTTCTGCACCGTATAATACATGGTCTGGTAATTTCTATAAGTATGAATAAGATGAGGTAACAAATGGCAAACAAATTTACAGGTATTACAAGCGCTGGTGTGAATGTTCCTGTCTATGATAAGGAAGCACATCAGGCACTTGGTAATGTTTACACAAAGAGCGAAGTTGATACTGAGCTCAACACAAAGCAGGATAACCTTTCAACTGAACAGTTATACAACATTGACCATGCTTTGACTACATCTGCTGGACTGGCAAGCGAAGCATGGGTTAATAACCAAGGCTTTGCTAAGGAATCTGATATTCCTACTACTGCTGGTTTGATGGAAGAATCTAAACTTAGCATCAACAGCAATCGCATTACTGCTTATAACGGTATTCCGTTTAGTGCTCAAGGCGGCGGCGGCGGCGGTGGCGCTACATACGAAGGCGTAGCTCCGATCGTTGTAGATAATACTGAAAATAAGATTAGCGCTGATACTATTGACGTTAACTACCAGCAATTTACTCATGATGATTCATTGGTACATGTCTCAAATGATGCACAGTATGCGCTTGGCGTTAACACTAGAATGTTCAGGGATGAGACTGTACTATTTAGTGGAAGCAACACCGCTACATGTACTTTGTCTGAACCACTTACAAACTTTGAATGCGTAAAGATTTATGTTTCACATGATCCCAACACAATTCCAATGTGTTGTAATGAATATGATATTACAAAGGCAACACAAAATTTACATGTAAGATGGCATGCTGGTACTGGTAATATGTATGATTATTCTGCATACATAAGCGTAAATGATAAAACTCTTGCTGTTGAAAAATCACTTGAACGAAGAACAACTTGGGCAGCATCGCCTACATTAACGTATACAGTTGGTACAAGAAAAAATTGCATATGTAAAGTCGTAGGTATTGGTCGTAAAGGAGGCAATTAAGTATGGCTCTTATTAGTAATGGAGATCAAGTTCTAACAAAGAATGTTTATGGCACAGATGAAACTGTGCTATGGACAGGATCATTATCTGGTTCATCACTACCAGTTTCAGCGGTTTTATCTGAACCGTGCACACGCTTTAACAGAATTGGAATAACGATGGGCGGTGGTTATAACTCTACATTTTTCTATGATGGCACAGCAACAACATTTCAAGTATTTTCACCGTATGTAGGAAGCAGCGCAGCCTCAATTTACGCTGTGAATTTTACAATAGATAATTCTGTGCCTGCTATTAAATTAGAAAAAGGAAGATCTGTCTTTTTCAAAATTTCAGGAAATAACATCACTAATTTTAATGGCAATAAACCACCTGAAGTTGGCGAAAACACACTTATTAAAGTCGTAGGCATTGGTCGTAAAGGAGGTGTATAATGGCTCTTATTAGTAATGGAGATCAAGTTCTAACAAAGAACGTTTATAACACAGATGAGACTTTGCTATGGGCAGGTAATTTAACAACCATTGGTTCTGCAATGAACTTGACGGAAAAAATGAGCAATTTTGAATCTGTTAAAATTTATTTTAATGACGTCAATGGTGAACAAACAAATGTTATGGAAATTCATACACTAGTAAATTTTGGAAGAATTTCATGTATAGAGCAGATGTTACACACATCTGGTGTAATTTATTTTAGGTCTTGCAATTTAGAAGGCAATATAGATTCCACTTTATGGACTGTAAAAACAAGTTTTTCATACACAATTTCTGGTAATGCAATCACAGGTTTTGATGCACGTACTACAAATGGTCAAACTATTTATGTTAAACCTGTTAAAGTCGTCTGTATCAATCGTAAGCAAACATCAACACAGGAGGGCATTTAATTATGAGCGGCCTTTTAACGAACGGTACATATGTTTTAGTTCCAGAACAAGATCCTGATTATGAAAAGCTTTATGACTATGCTATGTTTGATGATAACGGTCATCTTGTTGCTGGTGTAAAACATGGACCTGATGGACTTGATTATGTTGGTGCATTGAAGAAAAACGCAGCAACAGAATTAAGAATCTATAATGACAAAGCAACACAAGCTAGCGCTATGTTTCAAAACTGTTCTGCTTTAAGATCAATTCCGGCTAACAGTTTCAATTCTGTTAGTGCTGCACCGTATATGTTTGACCAATGCAAATCGTTGACAGCTATACCTGAAAACAGTTTTAGCTCAGTTGTTAATGCAGATAGAATGTTTCAATCATGTTCTTCTTTAAGATCAATTCCAGCTAACAGTTTTAATACTGTAACTGCTGGCAGCTATACTTTTGCTTCTGCTTATAGTTTGACATCAATCGGTGAAAACTGTCTTACTAATCTTACATCCGGTGGAAATAATTTATTCACTAACTGTTCAGCGCTAGCTGAGCTGCCAGACAATTTTCTTAATAAAGTATCAGGAAACTCGATAGGAAACTTTGCTGAATGTTATAGCTTGACGTCAATTCCGAAAAATTCTTTTAATAATTTTTCTGCTATAGGTACCAATTGCTTTAGCAATTGTCGCAGCCTTGTTGACATCAGCAACCTTACGTCATGTTATGCTAACGCAAAGTCGGCTGCTACAGGAACGTCGGGACCGTTTATAGGTTGTTCAGCAGTAACAAGCAATCTTATTCCTATCATTGATTACTTTAGAACTAAGACACCGCCGTTATCAGCAGGTTCTGCACATTTGTTCAGCGCATGTAACAAAGCAGCGGATTATGCAACGTGTACTGCGTCACCTGTCTATTCTGGTTGGGTAAAATAGCATAACTTATACATAAAGGATATACATCCATAAAGGATAAATAGATTGAGGTAAAAGTATGGAATCAGCACTTGCATCTTTGTTGCCTACACTTGGTGGTCCAGCCATTGCGATCATAATCGTTGTCTACTTGTACCTGAAGATCACCAGTCAGCGTAAGGAAACTAAAGCTGAACGTGACAAAGATAGTCAGGACATCCATGATAAGATTATGAAGCACGAGTTCGAGATTAGCAATCTGAAAGGCGAACAGACACACAATAAGCAAATTCAAGAAGACTTACAGAAGCAGATTACCATTCTATCGGAATCTGTCTGTAAGCTATCAGTTTCAGTTGAGCACTTCAGTAAAGCAGTAGAAGAACTGCGACAAGATATGAAGGATGCACGCAGATAATTTTTCCGTTCAGGCATGCAATGTTGTGGTCCTGAACATAAGGAGGTACGATGCCAGTAATTCTTTCAAGAAATGGCGTTCTTTTGGGTAAAGGTGGTGGCGGTTCAGTGAACTACACTGCAGGTAAAAACATTGACATTACTGATGGCGTTATCAGTACTGACGGCACAATCTATTTTGATACCAATGAAGGTGAAAAGATTGTCGTTCGTGATTTGACTGGTGCTTCTATCGGTGAGATCATTCTTGGTTCTGACGGCGTTGGCGACAGAGCTTATTTCCACAGCTATGATCTTGCACATAATTATCAGTTCACGATTGATTCTAAAGGCTTTGTCCTAAAAGATACTGATGGTAATGAAGTTACATTGAATGGTGAAGATCTTGTCATCAACGGACATTCTTTCATTGAACTGTTCAACAAAGTAGATTCCATTGACCCTACAAAGATTCATGAATACACTGGTGTTGCGCCTATCACAGTTGACAACACAAACGATACAATTTCCATTGATGATTCTGATTATGTAAAGCAAGGTGAACTAGGAGAAGCACTAGAAGGCAAGCAGGACAAGCTTCGTGCTGGTGACCACATTGAGATCACAAGTGACAATCTTATTTCTGTTACTGGTACACTTGGCAAGGTATATGAAGCTGGTGACCAATACATCAATGTTGATAATGAAAATGATAAAATCAGTCTGAACACTGAAACAATCGCAACCAAAGGCGATCTTGAAGATTTAGCAACCAAGGAAGAACTCAACAACTATTACACCAAGGAAGAAACATACAATCAGACAGAGATTGATGATAAGGATACTGTCATCAACAATCGTATCACAACAGAAGTAAACAACATCAATGAAAGACTTGATGGCTTGCATAATACGGAAGTTGCATCAACCAATGGCACAGTAACAATTAACACAACAACTGGTGCTGATGGCACTAAGTATTTTGATTTGTCTGTTGCTGGTGGTGAAGGTGGTGACACAACAGTTCAAGGCGTTGCGCCGATTAAGGCTGAACTTGTTGGTGAACATGCATACAGCATTTCTATTGATGACAGCACATACGCTAAAAAGAATGATCTGTTGAGCAAGCAGGATAAGCTTACTGCTGGTGATTACATCAATCTTACTGATGCTGGTAACATTTCAGTAACAGGTCTTCAGCCTGCTGGTGATTATGCAACTACTGATGATCTTACAGGTAAGCAGGATACATTAACTGCTGGCGAACACATTCAGATTGAAGGCAATGTAATTTCTGTTACTGGTGATATTGGCAAGACATATACTGGTCAGGCACCAATCCAAGTAAATGATACTGTTATCTCAATTGATGATTCCAATTACGCAACTAAGGATGAACTTGGTGGCAAGCAAGATACATTGACATTTACTTATAACACAAACAATGAAATTACAAAAATCAACGGTAAAGATATCGTTGACAATGATACGAAATACACAGGCGTAGCTCCTATTCAGGTAAATGATACTGTAATTTCTATTGACGATTCAAACTACGCAACAAAGGCAGAACTTGCTGGTAAACAACCTGCAGGCGATTATGCTACACATTCTGATTTGGAAAACGCAGTTGCTGGAAAACAAGATAAGCTTACTGCTGGTGATTACGTTGACATCACAGGTAACACAATCAGCGTTACTGGTCTTCAGCCTGCTGGTGATTACGCAACTAAGGCAGAACTTGATGGTAAGCAGGACGCTGGTGATTACGCTACACGTCAGGAACTTGACGAAGAAGTTCATGCTCGTCAGACAGGCGATGAAAATCTTCAGACACAGATTGACAACAAGCAAGATCAGCTAACAGCTGGATCTCATATTCAGATTGAAGAAGGCAACGTTATTTCTGTGCTTGGTGATGTTGGCGGCACACAGTTTAAACGCGGTGATGTAGATGTTGCTAGTGCAAATCTTGTTACATATCCGGGTAAATCATTCGTTGCTCAGCAATTTAGCAATGGTACTACCTGCATCACACTAGGTGAAACGCCAGAAGCCTCCGGTCTTTATGGTTTGACAAGCGCAGGTTCATGGCAAGAGTGTGAACCAAAGATTAGTGGTGCATATACTTTGATTGGTGGAACTAACATTCAGCTTGCTGAAGATGTAATAAGCAAAACGATTACTATCAATGGCACAGGTGGTGGAATCACTCCTGTGTACAATTATGGATTAGCAGATCATACTGTTACTGGCGTTAAGTACATGGATGGTATGGCTGGTAACAGCGTGCTTACATTGAACACTGATGATGGACTTACAGGTGAATACTCACTCATTAAGAAATCTTTGCCTGCTGGTTTCGTATTCAACCAAGGCGCTGGTTTACTTACGAATAAGTTGCCTACAGGCGATGGCGTTTATGGTATTACTAACGCAGGTAACTTTGAATCATTACCTTTGCCAATCATCTGTCAGAACATTGCATTGACGAAAGAATCAACTGTTGATGGAATCGTAACATGGAAGAGCGATGTAATAAAGGCAAGCAAATATGCTGCTATGCAATACATCATTTACGTTTCTGGTGCTTCATTCACTGAATCTGATAAGTGGGATGTTATTCTTAACGGCAGTAACTGGACAACAGGTATTCGTGGCAATTTCAGCACTTACATGTGTTATGTACCAGTTGACAGAGGTGTTGAATTTACTGTTAAGACACCGGATACAGTAAGAAATGTTAGAATTTGCTACATCATGTTTGAAGAGTGGGCATAAGAGGTAAACCATGAGCGATTTTATTCATGCTACTGATGGCAATTACATTTTACAGAATGGGTTGCCATTATCAGCTGGCGGTAATGTTCAAAAGACCGTTGCGTGCGATATTGTCATTAAGCGAAATACCGTTAAAAACCCTAGCTCAGCTGTTAAACCTTATGATGGTGTTTCAATTAAGCCGCCATATGCAAGCTTATCAACTGCGCTAAGCGGAAGAGCCTTTTACTCACCTGAAATGATTAGCCCAGGCGTATTAACCTATTCAGGTGAAACTAATGTTGTTTTAAAAGATGGTTCACATCATGATGTGACTGGTTTATCACCTAGAATATGTGCTGAATCAAGCGGAGATCATTTTGGTTTTCTTTATCCAGATGCATATAAAGAAAACTATTACTTTGGAATAAAGCTAAATGATGCACGCTATCTTACAGAAACAAATGAAGAACACTCTGGTTTTGCTGATGGCGGTCGTCTTGATTTAACTAATCATTCAAATGGTACGTCTGAAATTGCATATATGAACTTGCCAAATGTATACTATCTAAACCTTGCGTTTAACGCGTCAGACTATACAGCATGCAGAAATGTTTACTTGCCAAAGTGCATATCTATTGCATCAGGTTTTGGATATCAAGACTCGTTTGCTACAGGTAAAAAAATTAGCGTACTTGAAAACTTCTATGCACCAAAGCTAAAGATTTTAGATGCAGACTATGGTATGAAATTTGCGCCATCTGCAACATTTAGTAATGTAACTGCTAGCGGTGTACAAGTACTTAATATAACAAATGTGTCAGCAAATAACTTTTTTCCAACAGATACTAGCAAATCTTCACGTAGTGGTTTATCAAACTTTTGGCTTGGTAGATCAGTTTCATCCATAACAGCAAATAATTCTAGGTTTAGCTTTAACAGCAATCTTATTGCTAATGGAATTATCACTGATTCTAGCTTATATAATCTGTATCCATCAGCTACATACATGGACTGTATTTTTGATGGCGATGTATGGTTACAAAGAGATTCAAAATTTTTACGATGTGACGTAAGAGGCACAATACATTACTTTTAATTTTATAAGGCAGCTCAGAAATGGGCTGCTTTTTTGTCTTTATCTAAAGAAAATAAAATAAGTATAGTTATAAATAAATCAAACGCTAACAAAGGAGCAAATTATGCAAGGTAATACATCTGAATCAGTATTGGCTGTACTAAAAGAAAAGCAAAATAAATTGGTTGAAGAGTACATCAGCAAGAATCCGGCTGAAATCTTCATGCAATCCAACATTGCGCCGCACCTAATGATCTCTAACAAAGGTAACTTCTATAAGTTAAACCCTGGCAGCACAAGAGAACTTGGTGTAAAAAATCCAACAAAAATGTATAACAGCAAACATTATCCTCTTCAGGCAGCAATCAACGCAGGCTATCACATCAACGAATATGGCAAAAAGCGCAGTATTATCGTAAATGCTGGCAAAATGGTTCTTGATGCATTTGGTGCTCAGCAAACATACGATGCAAACGGCGATCTTAGAACTGAAGTTGACCACATTGACAGAAATCCATTCAACAATGATCTTACGAATTTGAGATGGGCAACACATCGTGAAAACGCAAATAACCGCGATATGACTAATCTTAGAGGTGCAGGACATGCATTTTGGAAAAACATTACACCTGAACAGAAAGAAGAATGGCACGCAAAGCACATGGCGTCATACACAGATAAAGTAAGACAAAGCATAAGCGAAAAGGTTCAGGCAGCATGGGATAATAAAGACGATGCTGAAAGAGCCGCTCATGGTGAAAAGGTAAAAGCTGCATATACACCTGAGATGTTAAAGGAACGAGGCGAAAAAATCAAAGCAGCACTTACTCCTGAGATGTTAAAGGAACGCGGTAAAAAAATTTCAGAGACAAAGCGTAAAAAGCGCGAAAATAATTCAAATCTATCTCTAGAATGATGTATACGTCATTATTTTTAATAGTGCCGATAAATTATACAGTAAAACCAAACAAGGCTTTAAACATCATTTAAATGAAAAGGAACAAAATATGCAGAAGTCAAAGACTGACAGCAACGACCTATACGAGCTTCGTAAACCTGCTATAACAAGTAAAGAAGATCAGGATTTCTTTGATGAAATAGAAAAGGAAATAAAACTGCATAAAACGAAAACTGAAAAATAGTTGTTATATTTTGATACGTAAAATTGATAAAACAGTTTACTGCGCCTCTGGTTTATCAAATTAAAAAGAAAATCCCCCGATGAGGAGGCTCCTGGATAGCAAGCGCAGTGTTGTCCGGGAGCCTTTATTTTTTTAGGAGACTTTAAATGAGCTTTTATGTAAGTTCACTTTCAAGAGAAGATATTGATGCAGTAAACAACTGGCATTGGCCTTTGACATATGAAGGCAACCTTGACATATTCGCACCTGTGCCATGTGTTACAGAAGAAATGATTGCTTTTAGAACAAAGCGTCTAAAAGATAGATTTAAATATGCATATAATACATATAAAAAATATCGTCAGAATCCCGAAGGCAGCGATAAACCGTCTAACTGGGGATCTAAAACAACATGGCTATTGGAAGTAATAGCAAAAACTGCTGAAATTGATATAACATGTATTCCAGAAGATTTGCATAAAGTTATTCCATACTGCCAACAGTGGCTCAATACATTTACGCAATTAAAATCTGATTGGGCAAAATTTAAGAAAGACAATGACTATACATATACTGATGATGACTATATAAAGTTTTTTGAATCATGCATAAAGCTTCGTGACAAGTGCTATAACATGATTGATATTTTCATTGAAGGTCAACCTATTATCAAAAGAGGCAGACCAACAAAAAAGGATATTGCTAATGCATAAGCTTCATAGAAATAATGAAAATCCAAAACTTATCAATACATATAGTGGTCTTGCTAAACTTTACGCAAATGAAAACATTGAACAGATAAAGAAGTTCCATGACTTTGCTGTTCATGTGCATTTATATGATCCGCAGTTTTATCTTCCAAAAAACTTCAAATTGCTGGAAGAAATGTTCAAGAAAGGCAAGGATGTTGTGGTTGATATTGATAAGTTACAGAACCTCGGCGATGCACTTATCTGGTCAATCTATTTGGTACAGTGTCAAATTCATTATGCAAGAGATATTGATACTGGTGAACGTTTAGTTGCAGAAGGCGCCTGTCTTTATCCTGATAATGATCTTGTTGAAAATTTCATTGAAGATCATTTGATGCAATATGTAAATACTGAATTTCTTGGTGCTAAACTGAACAATAAAATTATTGACTCAGTTGGCGAAATTTGGAATCACTTTAGAACAACAATGGCTACTGCACAAGCAAAATCAAAAGTTCTTTGGCGTAATGGAATTGAATGTAAAAAGCTTTTTACAGATCTTGGCTATGGTGATAAAGGATATATCTACGGTGAACGCAAAGAGTATAAAAAATCAACACTTACTAAGAAAGATCAGGAAATAATGAAATACTTTATGAAGCGTGGAGATGAAGATCTTGAACTGTTCATGAAAGACGCAGATGATAATGGATTTGAAACTGCATTCAAAAACTGGTTTGGTCAAAAGAAATTCATGGCTGCTGATATCGTCATGTTGATACTAAACAAGAACATTGGACTACGTTCAAAAGCATGGAAAAGATTCGCTGCAAAATTGCCATCAGTTCACTTTGACAAGATGATTGAGAAATACGCACAAGACAAAAGATACAGACGAAATGATCGTCCCCACAACAGTGACAGAGCTTTAGCTCAAATCTTATAGGAGTTCTGTTCGGATACTTGGTATCTGGACAGAATTCGTATAATATACAGTAATTATTATATTGAAAAATTTGTTATATTATTATACCGTATATTATACGAATTCTGTCCAGATACCTAAAGGTATCAGTTGACAGTAGTCCCTATAAAAGCTGGTAGACCAGCACCGTGACTGCAGCAACAGATAAATCTGTAATAGCTCGCTACGCTCGCGTTGTAACTATTGTGGGCGTGATCTGGGCTTTTGATGAAAAAATAAGTTTACATAATAAAGGAGCAAAATATGATGCATTATCAGCCAACAGTAATGGGCATAACACACGAAATTGATTACATTATGCGTTGTTGCTTTGATAAAGATTACATTGAAGAAGCTGAGTCACTTCGTAGAAAGACTGAAGCTATCATCAAAGTCGCAGAACCAGTTAACGGCGTTATATGCGATGCAGCTTTTGAAAAGTTAAAAACAATTTACAAGCGTCTGTGTAAAATCTCGCACGATGTAGGCTATTTCATCAAATAAATAGTATATCAAAATTCATTTCATTTCTCTCTCTATATTGTGAATCGCTACCGGCGGCGTAAGCCAATGGTAGCATTTTTTATCTAATATCCACAGTGAATCTATTAAAGGAGCCGCTTATGGCAATGTCTGAAGAAACTAAAAGGAAAATATCAGCCTCAAAGAAGGGCAAAAAACCAAGTGATGAAACACGCAAAAAGATGTCAGCAGCACATAAAGGTAAAAATAATCCTATGTACGGCAGGAAATGGACCGATGAGCAGCGAGCAAAACTATCTAAAGCAAATAAAGGCCGTGTAGTTTCGCCTGAAACACGTAAAAAAATTGGTGACGCACATCGTGGAAAGATTATGCTGACAAAAAGAAACAACTGGTCTCGCATATCGGAAGAGATTGAAGAGCTATATGATAATGTTTGGGAAGGTGACGAAAAGTATTTGTCTGCACAATGCATTAACGCCATTCAAGATCATTTCAATTTGAAGTCAAAATCAACAGCATGGAACTACTATAAGCACTGGCGTGAAGAATACGATCACAACATTACATTATCAAGCGACATAGCCAGATATGAACATCACGCAATGAATAAGGAAAATGGCTGGACTGAACGAGCAAAACATAGGTTTGCTGTTGCGTATGGCTGTAATACATTCGGCGAATTACCTGAAGAACTAAAAGATCGTTACCGAGTAGATCCACAGAATTCATTTAAAACAACTGAAGAGATACTTGAGTACTATGGATTGGCAAATAAATAGTTTGTGGAACAAAAACATTTAACAACGCTTCAGGAAGATATCTTGGCTATAAAGGAGCTTTGCACAAGAGTTTCAGGTTATCTTACAGAGCTACAATCCGATTTAAAAATCAAGGAGATTAAAAATGGAGAACCTAGTAAACGTTCTTAATGATCTTATCGTTAAGTATAAAATGGCAGAAGAAGACATCGGCGCTATTCAGGAAGCTCTTGCTATGCTTGAAAATGGTGGCGATGATGAATTCGGTTACGAAGACGAAGCACCTGCTGAAGAACAGGAGTAATAAAAATGGCTTACAGATATCAGAAAGAATTAGATCTTTTGGAAGCAACACGCGGTGAGCTTAACATTACTGATGCACAGTATAATGAATTGACTGATGCCATCAAAGCTCAGGGCGGAAGTGCTGAAGGCGGTGCCGAACCACAAGCAATTATTCCTGGTTATGAATCTACTATTCAGTTTGATGTTCAGGCTGGTAGCAGCAGTTCTGTTGTAGTATACTATGAAATTAAGTCAAATGATATGCTTTATCATTCATTTGAACCAGGCTTGCCTGTTGAAATTACATGGGATGACTTAGGTTCAAAAATCACTTATGGAGACTACCGGTTTACCTACACCCAGACTGGAGATCAGATTCGACCTGACGGTCCTTATGTAATGACTTCTGAACGGTTTGATGGTTCAGTGATTACTGGTACAACACAAGCTAATCAGGTACCGCCTTCAGCACAACTGTCATACGGTGCAAGGTTAGTTGGATTTGTCCAGGTTAGCTACCTGGGTCCGACTCCGCCTTCAGACGAAGTCATAGAAAAGCTAAAAACTTCACTCAAGATTAAGATCGGATAAATCAATGGACACTGATAGCCTATCATTTGCTCCTTTCCTTTGGCTATCAGTGTCACCTTTTTAATGGCAACAGGTGCCTAACCTGTAAGGAGACAAATCATGGCAAGAAAGAAAACAGTAGACCTCGAATTGAAAGCTGAAACAACAGCAGTAAGCAACGAGGATTTAATGAGCGCACTTATCGTTATGGATAAGAAACTCAATATCATCACCAACGTAATGTTGAAGATTGATGAATTCCTTGATAAGAAAAGCAATGGATCTCTAGGCATTGGAGGTTAATGATGCCTAGTGGATACGTCAATGGCGTGCCAAATCCACATATACACGAGATTCAGCAAAAATCAGTTGAAGCACACAAAGGTAAACCATCAGCAAACAACAAGATAAACAAAATCATTGAAGTTGTTACTGATGCTTTGTCTAAGCCTTTGAAGTTTCTGCCTCAAGAAAATCTTGCCACGACTTTTAACATTCAGACTGATGAAGTAGATCCAGCTGACATTTGTATTGCTTTGCTGAATCTTGATGTTGAGTCTGTAAGAGAAGATCTTGAGGCTGGAAAGCTTGGCCACGCTTTAGGAAAAATCATTTATCGTATAAACAGTTATCTACCAGACGATGTTCGTGTAAAGACATATAGGTCATACACGTCGCTTACTTCATGTTCTGATACTGACGTAAAGATTCGTGACTTTATCTTTACAGTAGTTAATTACTGTACAAAGATTGAAGATAAGATCTCACGCAATTATTATATGTCAGGTAAGATGAACCAATTGGAAATTCTCAAGAGACGCTATAAACGTAACTGGGGAGATTCAAATGGTAAATCCGTTGAAGTAAAGGCAAAGGATACAATCACAGATAACACAATAACGATAACAATCAAGGACGCTTAATGAACATTGAGTTTACATTATTGCCGCACCAAAAGCGTCTTTTAAAAAGTGAGTATGACACTGCTGTGCTTATGGGAGGTAGAGGTACAGGTAAAAGTGTCATACTCTCTATTATCATATTCATGCACCTGCTTCAAGGAAAGCGCTGCATGGTTTTTTGTCAGAACTATCATGCTCTCCGTTTCAATTTGTTTACAGAAATTGAGAAACGTTTCATCGAGCATGGTTTACCCGTTGAAGTAAATAACGGTTCAATGACAATCACAACGCCTTTAGCAAAAGATGGTATTTGCTTTGGCTTTTCATATTCAGCAGTAGATTCATGTCGTGGTACTACTGAGATTTCGCTTGTTTGCTATGATGAATTATGCATGGCACCATCAGATCTATTCGCTATCGTTAACCCTTGTCTTCGTTTACCAAAAGGTCAGCGTCCAAAGATCATCGGTGCTACATCGCCAGTAATGGGATCATACTGGAATAGATGGGTACTAGAAGAAGCAAAAGCTGGACACATTGATTTGATTACTGCTAAGATGCGAGACAATACATTCTTATCAGATGAATCTATACAAGTAATTGAAAATACATTTACTGATGCAAGACTTCGTGCACAGGAACTTGAAGGCGAAATAATTACTGATGAAGATGATACTTGTATCATTACTTATGCCGATCTTGAAACTGATACGAATAAACAGTATCTTGAAGACGAGCGAGACAAAAAGATTTACATCGGTATTGACGCTGCAGGTACAGGCCGAGACAAAACGACAATCGTGTATCGTAAAGGCCATAAGATATTGGATATGCAGGAGTTTGACAGAATTACTGGTGCTGGTGTACTGTCAGAAATACGCAAGTTCATGAACATTAACTCAATTACTAAAGATGCAATCGGCGCCATCAATCTTGACATGGCGTATTCAGAAGCAATCTATGAAGCACTTATATCTGAATTTGAGCAAACAAAATCTGTATCATTTGCATCTAAGTCACCTGATAAGAAATATGTAAACATCAGAGCATACGGATATTTCCAGTTAGTAAAGTACATTCGTGAAGGTCTTGTCATTGACAACGCTGATGTAAAAGAAGAGTTACTAAATACTCATTGGAAACTTGATAATTTTGACCGTATACTTTTACAACCTAAAGAAGAGATTAAGTTCGTTATTCGCAGATCTCCTGATAAAACTGACGCATTGATGCTTACCTGCATTGACGACGAAGATATCTACATACAGAGCACGGTATCAAAAGACCGTTGTAACCAATTGACATCATTTCTGTTCCGTTAACCTTTATGGTGTGCCCCTATGCAATAAATAGTTGTATATGGAGTGCACACATGTTTTTAAATTGCTTTACATATAATCAACATTGTGTTGCTATGTTGAACATTATCAACAGAGCAAAACACAGAAAGACTGTTGGTTTTTATCATCGTCATCATATAATTCCTAGATGTTTCTTTAGGATGAATAATATGGATGTTGATAACTCCGACAGCAACATCGCTTTATTAACACCTGAAGAACACGCAAAAGTTCATTACTTGGCTTACTTATGCGCAGCTAATGATGAACTTAAATCACGTTTAAAAATTGCTATGTGTTTTATGAATAGCATAAAACACTATGGTGGAACATCATGGAATAAAGGTAAAAGATATAAATGCCAAGCAATTTCTAATGCTAAGAAAGGCAAACCTACTTGGAATAAATGTAAACAAGGTAAACCTTGGACCGATGAACAACGTGCACACTTATCATCAACTATACAGGGTAAAAACAACCCGATGTATGGCAAACCGTGCTATTATAAAATGTCTGATTCTGAACGGTCCGAATGGGCAAAACATATAAGTGATGCTAATAAAGGCAAACCAAAATCAGATGAAACAAAACAGCTAATGTCACAAGCTGCAAAACTATGTCAGAAAGGTAAGTTAAACGGTGCAGCTAAGGCTAAATATGCTAGGGTGACATTTAATTGTTCATGGAAAGAATTGTCGGATGAACAACGAAACCAGTACATAAGTGAGGCATTAAATGGATAATATAGCCATTATTGAAAAAGCAAAGAACTTTTTAATTAAAAGTTCTGAATATTATGCGCCTTTGGTGGAAAGAAAAAAGCGTGACATTGAAATTTCCAGCGGTAACTATTGGACCGATAAGCTAATTGATGAATACGATAGAAGAGGTCGTATATGCAAAAGCTTTTCAATGTATCCTAAGTTCTGTAATGCAATCGTTTCACCTTTCTCTAAATCACCATATCACGCTGACATTGAAGATCCTGATGGAATCTATAAAGAAATCCAGGCAGAGCTTGACTTCATTGAAAATTCAAACAACGTAAAGTTTGTGCTAAGTCAGGCACTTCGTCATGCAACATTACAAGGCACAGGTTTCTTTGTTCTGTCAATCGTCAACAGCGAAATTACTCCTGAAGTAATTCGTGACGTATCTCAGGTTGCTCTAGATCCAAACATTCAGGAACTAGACGGTAAAGACGCTGAACAGGGTGCTATCGTAAATTTCATTAGCATCAATAAAGCAAAGCGCCTATACGGTGATGACGTAATTTCAAACAACGAAAAGTATATCCTTGGCAATTTCGGCGACCAGTGGAACATTCCTGCTGGTACAATGCCTATCGTTACTTATTACGAAATGAACGATGCTGGTACTGTTGATATGTACAAGCTCTGCGGTAATAAGGTTGTTGCTGATAAGGTTGAAATTCCTTGTTCACGTATTCCTATCTTCCGTATTTGCTTCAATGAAATTGTTCGTGGCGGTAAGATTGATTACGCAGGTATCGTTGATATGACTGCGGATCTTCAGTTCGGTATGAACCTCGGATATTCAACATTGCTTGAACGTGCTAACCGTTCACCTAAGGCTTCTTATATGATGCCTGCTAAAGCACTTGACGGATTGGATGAATTCTACAGGAAGCTACACACGAAGGAATCGCTCGTCTGCTTATACAATGGTGATGTAGCTCCTCAGCCAATTATAGAATCATACCAAACTCAGGACTTGATGGCAACCATTCAGAGCTGTAATGATCTTATGGCAAGCACGATCGGTATTCCATCTCAAGGCATTAACCCGGTTGCTAACTCACAGACAGCAACAGAAATACTCATTCAGCAAAACAATTCTGAAAGCAACGTTGAATCTTTGTATCAGAACGCTAATGACGCTATCTTTGAGTTCAATAAAGCAATCATTGAAATGCTTTGCTGGCAGCGCAACATTGAAAAGGTTCCAACATTCAAGCTAATCAACGGTCCTCAGGTAATTACTAAGATGCAGAAACGCCGTCAGGAATTGCTTGCTGTATCTCAGCTTGTTGATGAAAAGACTCGTAAGATTATCGCTAAGCAGTACGTTGAAACGCTTGACGAAGAGCTCAAAGAACCGTTGCTTGCTGACATTATCGCTAACACAGAAGATATTAACTTCATCAGTGATTCCGATGCAAACGAAGATCCTAGAGCAGTTGCTGTACTTAATCGTATGGGTGCAGTGCTTCAGGAAACTCAGGACGAGTTGGAAAAGCAAATGCTACTTAACGCTGAACAGAAGAATCAGATTGACCAGTTGCAGTTGCAGTTGATGAACATGAAGGAAACAAACATCCTTAACTATCAGAAGCACCTAGATGAAATGAGCATCAAGCAACAGGAACTCAACATCAAGGCTGCTGAAGCAAACATTGATATGCAACAGCAGATGCAAGACAATGAGTTCAAGGCTGCCGTTGAACAGACAAAACTTGAAAAGGAAATGATCAGCCTTGAGAAAGCAAAGCTAGATATCGTTGATAAAGCAATAGGAGGCTAACATGGCTTATTCCGGCTGGAACGATTACATGAGAGCTGCTGGACTATATGGAAGAATGAATCCAGCAGCCGCTCAGGCTTTTAAGATGCAAGAACAGGAGTTCAATGTAGCAAGGGCAGCAGTGCCTTATACTAATACTCCTGCTCGTGCTTCTTCTACATTTGTTACTAACATTAGATATTTGCCATCAAGTAATACGGCGTTTGTTCGCCTTGGTAATTCTACTTATTGGTACGCACTTACTCCTAGACAAATGAGTGCGTGGCTAACAAGTAACTCACTTGGTAAATTCTATAATAATTTTATACGATTGAGATAAAGGAGCAATATGATTGCATTAGGACATGTAAAACGATTCTGTAAAAACTATCAACAAATTGAAAATTATGATGAAGCGATTAACGATGATGAAATGTACGCGTGCCATCATGTTTTGGAATGGAAATACTCACGAGAAGAACTAATAGCAATGAATAGATACTACGATGTATCACCTGATGAATTGATCTTTATTCCTAATTCATTGCATAACTCAGCGGTTTCAATTCATAAAGGAAAGAACAAATCACTACAGAATCTAAAAGACGGAAGATTTGCACGAATAGGTCGTGCACCTTGGAATAAAGGCAAACAATTATCTGATGAAACAAAACAAAAACTATCAAAGTCACATAAAGGCTTGCCTAGTGCACGTAAAGGTAAAAAATATGGACATGTCAATAGTGGACCTAAAAAAGGATCACATTGGCGTTTAGAAAATGGTAAACGCATTTATTACATGGAGGTAAATAATGCCTAAAATGACAGTTAGAGATCTGATTGTCTCGGCTGCTGATGAAGCGCGTTTAGTTAATCGTTCACAGCCAATTCCTGGAAACATTTTTGTTTCAGCGCTATCGCTACTACAGCAGCGTGCAGCTCAGTACTCGAACACGGGGCTGTTGTCATTTACACGTAAAGAAGTAAACTTTACGACAGATAAGACCGAAACACTAATTGGCGATGTTGTTCCTGATGCACGTTTTCCTGATGTAATTGCTAATAGACTGCAGGAAGTCGTTCGTGTATACGCTAGACCTAAGGGTTCAACATCTGAAAGCTGGACTGAATTGGATTTTATTGCATACGAAGATTTCTATAATTACGGCTACACAAACACAGTGTATTCAGTATTGCCATTAGATGAAACTCATGTGAAACTATTCCTGAAGAAACCAATGCTTGAATATGAAATCAAAGTAATCTACAATGAAATGTTTGACTTTGACCAGGATACGGAATTTAACATTCCTCGCCAGTTCATCGCATTGTTTACTGCAGGTCTTGTTTACGATCTTGCCTGTCAGTATCCTCGTTTGAGCGACAGCACTGTTATGTTGCTTAAGGATCGTTTGACAGAGCTTGAAGAAAACGTTCGCCGTTCATCATCAGTAAACAAATTCATTGGCCGTGACATTGATACACGCAGACACTGGAGTTACGCTGCCGGCATCATGGGACGATTCTTGGTGTAAGGAGTATAAGAGGTTAAAAAATGCCTAATGTTTCTCTAATTCAAAATATGGTAGGTGGCTGGAGTGAATCCGATGTACGTCTAGCTAACCTATCAGACAGCGTAAATCTATTTCCTGAAACGCAAGGTCAGGGTGCATCTTCAACATCGATGCTAAGATCTATCTCTGGTACTTCACTGCTTCTGGACATTAGCGACAGACCTTGCCGTGGTATGTTTGAATGCGCTAGAGGCATAGATGGATTCCCTGTTTTATTTGCTGTATTTGCTAACAAGCTTTATGTAATCAGGGATGTAGATGGCAGTCTACAGGCTGAGGAAATCTATTCCTCACTGACAAACCTAGATACACCTGTCTCGATGTGTGAAACTGGTGGTGAAGGTTCCGCTCATCCGCATTTAATCGTCGTTGATGGCGCTAACGTAATTGCATGTAATACTGAATTGAATACAGAAGACATGCGTGATCCTGATAAGGACGGCTGCAGAACCATTGCTTTGCCTTATCGTGTACGTCAAGAAGACGCTGAACGCCCATCACAGCGTATCGTGCCAACGCATTGTGCTTATATGTACAATTACCTAATCGTTAATGATGAAGGCACTGACGCATTCTACATTACGTATCAGTATCCATTTGAACGCGAAGGCAAAAACCACGAGCCGATTGATTATGATATCTTTATGATTGATCCTTGGAAACCTGGTGAGGAAGGCTATCGTGATTACGGTTTTATTACTTATTCAGAATGGTCTCCTGATAATACTACAGCTCTTTGTTCAAACGCTACTTTACTTTACACCTTCGGACCAAAATCTACTCAGATTTTTAATTACAATTCTGACGTTGATGCTCCTTTCGTTAGCCCAACTAATGCTGCTAACAGTATTGGTATAAAGGCAGTTCACTCACTTGCTATGGTTGGCGACTATGTGTTCTTCCTTGGTTCATCTGCTATTGGTGAAAACGGTATTTACTACTGGCAGGCAAATCAGTTGAACCGTTGCAGTACACCTGATGTTGAACGAAAGATTTCTCAAATGATAAATCCTGCTGATGCTAAAGGACAGTGCTGGGCTGAAAACGGTCACTTGTTCTATGCTATTACATTCATCAAAGATGACTATACATTAGTATATGATATCTTGGAAGGTGCTTGGCATAGACGTTCAAGTAAAGACAGGTACACAAACGCTCATCATTACTGGAGACCACAGTTTGCTACATTGCATAAAGGCAAATTGATGTTTGGTACAGGCGATGGTAAACTTGTTTACCTTAACCCTAAAAAGTTTGATGAATATGATGGACGCCCAATGATCCGCATGAGACGATCTGGTATGTTGATGAATAACTATCAGCTCCTAGGTGTAGACAACATAAGACTTGTATGTAACCAAGGCGATTTTGTAGATCCTGAGCTGACACCTCAAATAATGATGAGATATTCATGGGAAGGTGGCGATATGAGTAACCAAGAAATTGGATTGCTTGGACCACAGGGTAGATATAACTGGGATGTTGAATGGTGGAATCTAGGTGTTGGTCGTGTGCTTAGCGTTGAAGTATCAGTATCAGATCCTATCGCATTTAATATCATTGGTGGTAAAATTTCATACTCACTTATTGACTCAAATTAAATTTTTAAATTTATCAAAAAAGAGGCATAATATGATAAATGGCAAAAAAGAAATTTGGGTAAAAGCAAAAATTTATACGCCTGAACATAACAAACACATATCTGATGCTAAACGAGGCAAGTATGGCAATTCAAAACAAAATCCAAATCGATGATGTTAGCCAGTTCAGCAGTAACGATGAGGTTGCTCTCGCTACTGTTGGACGCTATGGTAAATACCAAGGACATGGCTATCGCGTCACAATCATTAAAGACGTTGTGTTCATTCATACATGGGAATCATGCAGCGTTGAACTACCTTCGCATTATCCATTTAAGTATAAAGATGACGCAGGTGAACACACAGTTGAACAAGAAACAAAAACCATTGAAGTTAAAGGCATAACGTCATTTAACTTTATTTACAGATAAATAGTTATAGGAGGTGCATTAAACATGGCAGTCTCAAATGTTATTATGAGTGCAGGTGCCGGCGCTGGTGCAGGTGCTGCCGTTGGTGGTCCTTGGGGCGCTTTGGCAGGCGGTGCTATTGGTCTTGCTGCTGGTCTATTCGGCGAGTACGAAGCTGCTCAGTCCGAAGAAGCAAAAAGAAAGATTCTTGAGAAGGCAGCTCTTCAGTTAAATACATCTGTTGGTAATCTTCAGACAAAGCTTGACGAATACTATCGTCAGAATGAATCCATTGGTACTGCTGAAGATAAACTAAAGTACCAGGAACTCGCACACGGCTTTGATCCAAATGAGTTCGTTTATGATTACGAAGATTTTGATAATAATTATGATGTCAACGATTATTACGCTGCTAATAGACAGGCTATTATAGACAAGACAAGTGACCAGTTACAGGCTACTGCTGCTGGTGCTGGTATTGGTCGTGGTACTGGTGCTGCTAATCAGATTGCTACAGGCGTTGCGAATAAGAACGAAGAACTTTATCGTGATGCTCTTCAGGCAATGAATCAAGATAGACAGTTTGCTTACAACCTTTGGAACTCTCAGATTCAGCTCGGTCAAGACCGTTTGAACCAATTGAGAAGCGCAAAAGAAGCACAGCTTTCACTGTATGGTAACCTTGCTCAGGATTATCAGCAATGGAATCAGGAAAAGGCTCAGGCTTACATGGATCTTGAAAAGGAAAAGATGAACAATCAGCTCCAGTTAACATTGGCAAGTATCTAAGGAGAAACAACATGGCTTTTAATTTGAGTAATCTAAATAGAAATGATTTGGTTGCATGGGCTCGTGCAGTCAATGAACGTAATGATCGCAAGGCAAAAGAATCTCGTGAAAACATGATGAACACGATGAAGATCCTTGGCCTTGCTGGTGCTGCTTTTGGTCAATCACCTCAGATGCAGCAAAGTGCTGAAGATTATTACAACAGCACATGGGCAGACTATACACCTGAAGATCAGGTTGCTTTGGTAAGTATGGGTTACAATCCAAATTTAAATACTGGTCGTCTAAATTTGAATAACGACTGGGCTGCTTCTAATCCGTGGGGTGTCTAATGGCTGTAGGTAAACAATTTGATGAAGAAAACGGTTACGATTCTTCACGTGAAATTGCTTTCTATATGCAGCAGGTTGCTAAGGAAGCAGGAGTAACTGAAGAAGAACTAGCTGCTCAGATCCTTGCTGAGGAAGAAGATGCTGAAGAAGATGATGACAGCGAAGCACTTCAGAGTATTGGTCTATGGGATCGTTTCAAATCAGCAGTTAAGAAACCATTTAATTCTATGAGCGATTGGGCAGACAGCCACGATGCTCAATGGAAGACTGCAATGGTTCAGGCAATGTTCGGTGATACTGCTCCTATGAATAGTTACTATCAGCAGCAGAATCAGATGAATGAAGCACAGAAGAACCGTGAGTTCCAAGCTGAACAGGCTCGTTTGAACCGTGAAGCACAGCAGAACTATAATGAGATTTTAGCTGGTAAAGAATCTGATACTGAAGCAAAAGAACGTCAGCGTCAGCTTGCTGCTGTTGAACTTGGTGATGAACTTAAAGATAAGATTGAATCTGGCGACATGACACGAGATGAAGCACAAGCTAAAGCACATGCTGCATTCCGTGAAGGCAAGGTTACTTATCAGGAACTAAAAGATATTCGCGGTATCATTGAAGGCAAGACAAAAGCTGAAGAGGCTGAAGAAAAGCTTCAAGGCAAGGAAGAAGCACGTAAGGAAAAGTTCCAGGGTGCTGCTGATGCTAGAACAATTAAGAAAGCTGATGAAGCTGCCGACGAACGTGACACTAATGTTAAGCTTGCTAATGAGGGCAGAGCTGCAATTAAGGCAGGACGCCGTCCAACACGCAAGCAGCAAAAAGCTATTGATGCTGGTTATTAAGGAGTAATATGACAGACGAACAGATTGACAAGTTGCAGACTTTTATTGAGAATAATCTTTTTGCAGATGTTCCCAATGAAGTTTACAACCAAATGATGGCTGATGCCGAAACGCTCGACATGGCTGAGTTCAATAAGAAGTGGGATAAAACTCTTCGTGATAACTCCCGCGGTTGGAAAGCTGAACGCGTTGATACTAACCCACTTAGCCAACGCGTAACTGAAACATTCAAGGACGACTACAATCCTTCTGATAACTGGATTGAAGAAAACTTCCCTGGTATTCCTGTTGAGACTGTTAAGGCAGAGCTTGCCAAGATTCAAGCAGCAAACATTGCTGACAAAGAAAAGCAAAAGATTGCTGATGAATACAAGCGTGAAGCTGAAGCTCGCTATGCTCGTCAGAAAGCAGTTGATGAATATCAGCACAGCTACCTTGGAATGGATCTTGATAATCCTGTTAACATTGGCCTTAACAAGTTGGCAGATTTCATTATCAGCGACAAGACAAAGCGTGCTGTTGTTGAAGATCCCAATGATGCTGGTAGAATTGCTGGCAACATTGCAGTTGACATTGGTGGTACTGCTGCTGACTTCATTCCTGGTGTTGGCGGTTATGTAATTGGACCAACAATAAGAACTGGACGTAACATTGCTGAAGGCGATAAGGCAAGTGACATCGTTAGAGAAGCAGCACTTGACTATGGTGGCAACATTGCATTATCACAGGGTTTAAAAGGTATTCCTGGTATTGGCGATTTTGGTCCATTACGTAAAATAGAAGATAAAACTATTGGCAAATGGAAAGAAGTTGCTGAAAATCTTGAAAAGGATGTTGACTTTGATAATGTATTTACTGTACCTTCATTTGAAAGTAAAGGTGAATTTTTTAAGTGGGCTGAAAAATTACCATCCGCGACAAGAAAGGATGTACAAAAGATTATTGCTAGCAGCTCAGACGCAGATGTTCGCAAGAATCTTCAAGGCTATGTAAAGAAAAATGTTGAAGAAAACATTCGTTTATCTGAAAACATGCCTTACTATAAAAAATACGCTGCTGAACATCCAGTGCAGACATTTGTTGGCAAAACCATTGAACCTGTTACTGTTGGCGCAGAAAGAACTGCTGCCGAACACGGTACAAGAACACCTACTGAGTACAAGACAAGCAGTCCTAAGAAGATTAAAACCTATGATGACGCCATTGGCTTTATCATTGACAGCAATAAGCGTCAGTGGGAAGCAGGTTTCAAACCACACGATATGAGCGGCATTGTTGGTGAAGCTTACAAGAAGTGGGAATTAGAAAGATAAGAGGTAAACATGCGTAATTTTGTAGATGCTTGGTCTAGCATTCTGGATGATAGAGGTAAGTTCCTAAACGGTAGAGTTACATTCTACGAAGCAGGATCTACTACCTCTAAGAAAACAGTATATGCTACCGACGGCACGACAGTATTGCCTAATCCTATCTACACAGATGAATTTGGCAAAACAGTAAACCAAGTATTGCTTGACGATAGCGATTATACTATCGTGTTCGAGCGATACATTGGTAATGGACAGATGGAAGGTGACAACAGCGAAGCATCATGGTTTCCATATAAGACAATCTTATCAAAGAATGGTACATTTACTATTCAGAATGATATGTCAGCAGTACAAGCTGTTGTCGGCATGGAAGCACTAAAGAACATTGATGGAATGGTTGATAAAGAAATCGTTCAGGTGTTTGGTTATTATGAAGCTACTGACTGTCCGCCTCGTTACTTTATGTGGCATGATAACGGACAGGTTTCGTTTGATGGCGGTGTTACTGTTGCATCAAACAAGTCAACGACTGGTTTCTGGAGAATGATCATTCCTGGCGATTACATTGACGTTCGTTGGTTTGGTGATATTCCGTCTGCATCTACAACAGGTACATCAAGTAATCTTTCACAGCGCGCTAAAGCAGCAACAGCAGCAAACATCAATAAGAAGAATCTTTACTTCCCTGCATTGCCAGGTATTGGTGGTATTTCCTGTTACGTATTTGATGGATCTAATACTGTTTCAGTTACAAAAGATATTATCTGTGATAACTCTGTAAGATTTGTTGTTAAGACAGGTACTACAGGCACAAAGGTATCTTGCCATGAGTTAAAGAAGTGCAAAAAGTACTTATTCGTTTCTACATCTAGCTCAGCACTAATTGGTGGTTACTCACTTGAATGTGATTGGATAAACACATCATGGTTCAATAGCAATCAGGTAAATGCTGAAGGTGCTAAGGTTGGTTACGTCATTGACTTACTAAACTCACCGTTGGATTTCAAAGATACAAAGATTAAGTTTGAACGTGATGGACTTAACAAGGAAAACGTTCGCTTTGATAACTGTGAATTTGTTGACTGTCATGAAAACATTGACCGTCCAACAATTTTCGTCAACATGGAAATCAAGCAGAGCTGGTTTGATAAAGACTTTGACTTCGTTAGCAAATGTTCATACAGCAGTTGTAAGATCTTGTTGAGAAACTTCAATGACGCAGATACTTACATCAAGATGAAGAATAAGTGCTATCAGTACGACTATGGTGACCTTGGTGAACAGTCACTGAATAACGCACTTGTTTATCCTGGCGGCACTATTGAGAACTGCTATGGTTCAATTACATTGCCATCTCAAACAAGTGGTGAATATGAAATGCACAACTGTTCGCTGACGATTAACAACATTTTAACAAATAAGAACTTTAATCTCGTTGACTGTTGGATTACTATTCCAAAAACATCTGCATGCTTAAATATCTCAATGCGTCGTGGTGCTATCATCGGTGCTCAGTTCGAGTCAGTTGGTAGAGTTTATCTTGAGAATGTTGAAACTGCATCAATTCTAAACATTCAGGCTGCTACCTCTGCTGAATTACGTAACTGTAAGATTTCTGCAAATGTTATTGGCCGTAAGCTTGCTGTTTATGATTCACATGTAACGAATAACGCTAAGATTACTCAGTATGATAACGTTGGCGTGCTTGTTCCAACAATCATCGGCAATACATTTGAAATTGGATCTTACTACGAACCTATTGCCTTGACAACCGGTACAAAGGTTGCTGGCGGACGCATCAATCATAACGTTGGCACTGACAAAACAAAGCATTGGATCAAGTTGAATAGAATGAACTTTGACCAGCATGAGTATTTGCATGACTATCAGTACGTTGGAAACGTTGAACCTTACATGTCAGCAACAAACGATGTATCTCACTACATGAAGAAATACAATTACGATGATGGTAAAAAGAATATTGGTACTAAGGCACCTTGGATTGAAACTCCGGGTAAAGGCTATAATGCTGGTGGCGATCCTCAGTGGTTATCACTATATAACTATGAGTTCATCAAACTGCGTTGTTTCTCATTCGGTTTGATACCACAATGCTCTATTACTATGGACTACACACAGAGCTTGATTTATGTATCAGACTCATACAGACATCCGTACTATAAATTCGTTCTATCTGGCGGATTGAAGGCACTTGATGCTGCTGCAGCAACAGATTCTACATATGAATTTGTACTTGGTGGTGGTTCAAGCTATGACGGATACAAATATGTTAACCTTGGCTGTGATATCTACGGTCATACAGGCGATTCTTCGTATCCTAAGGGATTCTTCTACGCTACCATTAAGTTCACTATTGACAGAAAGCAATCAACCGGCCTAAACGATAGACGTAAAGACTGGACTGTGTAAACGAAACGGGTTTGCTGCGCTTGCGCTGTGCCACAACAGTTACAACGCGAGCGTAGCGAGCCACTACAGCGCTAGCTGTAAAACAGTCCAGTTATACTAGAAGGTTAACATTTTGAAAGCAGCAGAAGCAGATAAAAGTTTTAAACTGTTTTTTGCTGCTAAAAGGCAAAAATACCATACTTAAATTTCATCAAATCCGCAGTAATTATTACAGTTTTTTATCTTATTCTTCTGTGGTTGTGATAAAAATCGTTGTACTTGTCAATTATACAGTACAACATAAAATTACAGTTTTATTTAGAAAAACATAACTTTATAAATAGTTTAAACGGGCAACTTGAGCCCTTGTTAATCAAGTTAAAGGAGAACCATCATGGCATGGACCAAAGCCGATGCTGAAGCATTTATGAGTGGAAGCAAAACATTTGAAGAAATTGAGACTCCAGCGACTTCTCAACCGTCTGAAGTATCAACTGATTCACAAGTAGATAATGTTGAATCTACTGCAGCCAATACGGATAAGGCTGAAACCTCTGTTGAATCTGGTGTCGAAGAGGAAACATCAACAAGTTCCGACGTTACAGACAACCCTGAGAAAGTTGAAAGTAAGCCTGAGAACAAAAAAGGTCAAAAGACTTATTCAGCTGAAGAAAAGCAGAAACATGCTTTTGCTAAGGAAAAGAATAAGAGAAAAGAAGTTCAGTCAAAGCTAGACGCCAAGCTCAAGGAAATTGAAGAGCTAAAGGCTAAAATCGCTAAGTATGAAGGTTTAACAAAAGAAAACTTCTCTGGCGATGAAAACGCATTTACTGACTATAAGATTGACCAACGCTTCAATAAAGAAAAGGTTGACAGACTTCAAAAGGAATATGATTCCGAAGAAGCTATCGCTCGTCGTGAAGAAGCTGAACAGATCGCTGCATATCGTTTGGAAACAAACTATCCAGACGAAGCTGAACGTAATAAGTATACTAACCTTATCATGAGTGCAGAAACTGATTACGCTTCTATGCATCCTGAGATCGGATATTCAAAGTTCAGTGAATTTTTGACAAGCGAAAAAGATAAAACAATTCTTCAGTATCTTCAGGATTCTGATAATTCGCCACGCTTGATTAGGCACTTCATTCACAAACCCGAAGCTGCTTTGAAAATCATGCAGATGCGAAATCCTTACAACAAGATCGTTGAATTGAAGCAACTGGAAAACCGAATGCTACAGCACGACAGAGTTGTTGCTGCTAAGGCAAAGGTGCAAGCACCGCAGAAGCAAGAATTACCTGACACCGGAAAAGTGGTAACAAATACAACAATCAACAATTCAATGAATTGGGAAAAGCCAATGAGCCGTGCAGAGGCAGAGGCTTACATTGCTTCCCATAAACGATAGAGGTTTCTATTATGGCAAATCAGATTATCACATCTAAAATGACTCAGGTTCTTTCCATTGAAATGGCTAAGAAGGCTGGTTTCTTGAAGATTGGTTCTAAGGATTATTTCTCTGACCAGATTAACGGCAAGATGAGAGCAGGACAGGAATATGATTTCGTTCTTCCTGATGCTGGTAACGTTGTTCAGGGTCTTGTTGCTTCTCCTCGCGACATTGACGAACGCAAGGTTACATTGAGCATCAATAACTACAACAACAGCGTTAAGCTTGACGCTCTTGAATCTGTCACTGACGTAAAGTGGGAAGATGAAATTGCTTCTCAGTACGCTGGCAAGTTGATGAACCGCATTGTTAAGGACGCTGTTGAAGATGCAGCTACCAAGGCAACTGTTGCATTCGTTGGCGAAGGTTTCCAGCCGCTTGCTAAGGCTGGTGCTCACATCCAGTCAATCACTCCGGAAAACGTTTACGGTTTCTGCGATCCTCAGATGCAGGCAGTTCTCGCAGCTAACGGTCAGATGTTTGTTCCTAATGGCGCACCTAACGACCTTTACGGCAAGGGTCACCTCGGTACTTTCCAGGGTGTTGATTACACCGCTGAACGTTTCTTGAAGCCTGTTGTGATCGGCGAACTCGCTGATGACGCAACTGTTGTTTCTTACGCTAACGGCACGCTTACTCTTTCTAAGGCTCTTGGCTCTGTCAAGGCTGGTACTCCGATTTGGATTGAAGGCGTTTACGCTTGCGATACTATCGGTGACGAAACAAACGTTCCTTACGCATTCATCGTTAAGGAAGATGCATCTGGTGAAGAACTTTCTGTAGAACCGATCGTTTCTGACGACATCGGCGCTCGTTCTATCAGCAAGGCACTTGAAGGTGGCGAAAATGTTCTCGTACCTGCAGCTGGTACTTACTACCGTGCATTGCTCCGTGCTGATGGCGCATTCTGCTACAGCCCAGTTAATACCATGGACTTCGACCTCTCTAGCACACGCACTGCTGGTGAAACCGATGGTATCAAGGTATTCTGCAATAGCTTCACAGACGGTGAAAACGCTGTTAACCTTATCCGTTGGGATGCTCCTTCTATGGTTGGCACTGTTGAACCTCGTGCAGTTGCAGTTGCTTACGTTAAGGCTTAATCCTTACATTAAGTAAAGACTAAAAAAGAGGGTGGATTTATTTCCACCCTCTTTTGTTTTACTTGCTTTCAATAATAGCCATAACGGCATTCATGTCTTTAGTTTCAAATCCAAAATGCCATGTACCAACAGTCAACATGAATTTTGCAGTTTCACCTTTTGTGATTAACTGTTTCCGCAGTTCATATGTTTTGTTTTTCTTAAGTTCAGCTATTAGTTTTTCTTTGAAATGTTCAGATATCATTATAGCTCCTAGCGGATTTCATAACCAGGGATGTAGGCTTCATAGTCTTCGTCATATTCATCTTCAGGATCCTTAGCAGCAGTGAGCTTTCCGTCAAAGATCGCTTTGACAATTCTGTAGACTGGTGAATGTTGAGAAATCTTCAAGGTCTTTTTCCAGTCGTCCCATGTAGAGATTTCCTTGATGTTAGACGGAACCGAGACAATCATTTCACCATTCTCAGCATTCAAGAATGTGGTCATGTCTTCGGTATAGAAGAGTCCGTCTTTCTGATGATACCGTACTGTCAGATTGAGTCCGGGTGCACGAAAATGCAGATACTGTTCCGTAGGATCGGTGATGATGCATGTGTTGGTCTTTGCCATAGTTGTTACCTTTTGTTGAGTTGTTTTGTTTGATTTACGTATAAAATATAATAACTTTTGCTGCTTCTGTAAATGGATAAATAGTTATTGGAGCAATAATTTTTCCGTTCAGGCAGGCAAATTGCGGTTCTGAACACATGGAGGTACATTGTGGCTATTCTAAATGAAAGTCTTGCATACTTGCTCGATCCGGCGTTTCAGGTAGAATCTGTAGCAGGTAAACCACTTGTAGGTGGTTATGCAGAAGTATTTTTGGCAGGTACAAATTCAAAGGTAATTACCTGTCAAGATTTTGATGGAACGAACAATCCTTTTCGTATTCCTCTAAAAAATGATGGCCGAGCAATTATTCTCGTTCAGCCACAGAACCATTACGACATTTATTTCTACGATTCCTATGGCAATCTTGCATTCAGCCGTCTAAACGTAATTCCGGCTGTTGGTGGTGAACTTCATCTTAATGGCAAGAAGCTTACTAACATTAAGAATGATGACGGCACGCTTGATGTATCTTTGAATGCAGCTAGCCAAAATCTAAATACATACACAATCAACAGCAATCATACACCTCTTGGTGTTGAATCTCCGCTGTATTTCAAAGAAGATACAGAAGAATCTGTTGTGATTGGCCTTGATGAATCTATCATTGACGAAAAGGTTGCTGAAGCAGCAAAAGGCTTTGCTACATCTGGTGATATTGCAGCAGCAGTTGCAGCAGAAGCTCAGATCCGTGCTACAAACGATAATGCGATTAACCAAAAGGCTGAACAAGCAAGAGCAACGGCACTTACTGTTGATGAATATGTAAAAGCACATGAAGGCGATTGGTCAAAAGACACAACATATACCGCTGGTGCTAACATTAACATCAATGCTCAGAACGTAATCAGTGGTAAAGACTGGTCTGGCGAAATTGCTGCTGTTGGTGCAGTTGCATCAGGCAAGCAAGATAAACTTACAAATGCTCAGTTAAGTGCCATCAGTTCAGTATCAGGTAAACAAGATAAGTTGACTGC